GGCCCAAGGTGGTCAAGCCCAAGGTCTCTAGCGGCTGGGACGCCGCAGACGCGGCCAAGAGTGACGACTTCCCGGACGAACTTGAGGTCACCGACGAGGCAATCCTGGTTCACTTCCTCGATGGTGAGCCTTTCGCCGTCTACAAGCAGCACTGGATCGAGCGCAAGGGAAAGCGGTCTTGGATCTGTCTTGGTGATGGCTGCCCCCTGTGTGAGGACATTGGAGACCGACCCAGCGCAAAGATCCTATTCAACGTCGTCGACCTGACCGACCCGGACAAGCCAGTCAACAAACTCTGGACAGTTGGGAGCCGGGTGGCTACGACGCTGAAGAACCTTCACAAGGA